GAATACGCAAAGGCACTAGTATCAGGCGACAGCGATGCTGTTGAACTGTTCCGTGCAGCTACATCAGCAGACGTTGCTCTACGTCCTGCATTCGTAGGCTTCGTAAACAGCCTAATCAACTCAGGTCGTCCAACTCTTGCTGCATTCAGCACTAGTGCTCTACCTGCAACCGGTCTAAGCGTGGAATACGCAAAGATCAACACCAACACCATTGCTGTCGGCAAGCAGGCTACTGAGAACACCGCACTATCTACTGGTGACATTGCTCTAAGCACTGTTTCAGTTTCTGTCGGGACCTATGGAGGCTACGTAAAATTGTCCAAGCAAGCGGTGGAAAGATCCACCGTAAACTATCTGGACGTGGCCTTCCAGGCAATGTCTTTGGCTTATGCCAAGAAGATGAACACTGAGTTCGTTGCTGTTCTTGCAGCTCTAACTTGGACTGGTAAGACCTATGACATCTCAGCTCTAACTGCAACTGCAGTTGCTGGTGGTATCGCTGACGGTGCTGCTTACATCTACACAAACACAGGTCTATCACCTGAGTTCATTGTTGCTGGTGTAACTGCTTACAAGCGTCTAGTTGGTATCGTGGACACTACTGGACGTCCAGTAGTTCTACAGGATGGTGCTGGAGTTAACAACATTGGTGGAGCGGACATTCCTGGGCTTCGTGGCTCAGTGTTCGGCTTGCCAATCATCGTGGACCCTGCTCTTGAGACCAAGACTGCTTACCTAGCGAACTCTCTAGCATTGACTACTTACGAGTCAGCTGGTGCACCTGTTCGTCTATCAACTGCAGATGTAACAACTCTTAGCGACTTCTACTCTGTTTACGGTTATGCAGCTTTTGCTGTTCCGTTCGAGAGTGCAATCGTCAAGTTGAACACTGGAGCCTAATAACTCATGGCAGTAACGGTGGAGCAGTTTAGATCGTATGTCGGGACTAAAGAGGTCTCAACATTCGTGGACTCATGTTTAGCATCTGCTAATCAGATGGTCGCCAAGTTCGTGGGTTCATCCCGTGTGCCAGGTGATGTTCTGGATTCAGCAGTGCTCTCATGTGCATCTGAACTGTTCCACCGTCGTTCCGCTCCAAATGGTGTCGCTCAGTTTGCTGACCTTGGGACTACTGTTCGCATTGCGAAAGACCCGATGAACGCAGCTAGAGAGATGCTCCTACCGTTTACAGGACCGGGACTGTGAGCAACGAGATAACCGCAACTAAAGCGGAATTAGCATTGGACTTGCAGAATGCAGGTCTTGAAGTTTTGGACTTCGTTCCAGAGCGTGTTATTCCGCCTATTGTGATCATGTCTCCTGGCTCACCGTATCTGGTTCCTGAAACTGTAGGTAGAGATTACCGACTAAGTTTGACCCTCACTATGGTTGCTATGACTGCAACTAATGAGGAGGCAACTGAGGCTCTTGATGCTTTGATTGCTCAGACTGTTACGGCTCTCGCTCCATTAGGTTACGTTGTGCTCAACCAAGTGAATCCGCCATTCCGTTTGGCAGCTAATAACGCTGAGTATCTTGCCAGTGATCTAAACCTTGATTTATCTTTAACTCTCTAACAAAGGAAAACTGATGCCTTCATCAACCAGAATCAAAGCAACAAACATCTCATTCAAAATCGGTGCAACCGAATACAACTGCGATGCCAACCTAGTCGAACTGACACTAAACGATGCTCCTGGGGGAGTTCAAGTTTTTTGCGATGTCAGACCGGACGGTGAGTGGAAGCTCCAGCTCGATGGAATTACTAGCGGTGACGCAGCTTCACTTTACAGAGTCCTATGGGCTAACTTCGGAACCGAAGTTGCATTCACCATTGCTCCACAGGGTAACGCTACAGCGTCAGCATCTCAGCCTCACTACACAGGAACAGTAATCTTTGATGAACTGCCTCCTCTGAGCCTGAACGCTGGTGACATTGTGAAGTTCTCTGTGACATTGACTGTAAAGAACGCTGTTCACACTCCATCTGCAACTCCACCTGTTTACTACGGCGTAACTCTAAAGACCTCAGCTTAAACAGTATGGCTACAACCGAGTCACAAATAAAGATTCGGGGCTTGAACGAAGTCGTTGCTGGCCTTAGGGGGATGGGTGCGGATAAAGAACTCCGTGCTCTGAACCTTAGGGTCGGTGGCATCGTTGTAAGAGAAGCTAAAGAGTTAGTTCCAACTCGGAGCGGTGCATTGCAAGGTTCCATGAAAGCGATCAACTCTGTCAAGGGTGTTATTGTCCGTGCTGGTCAAGACCCTGCTATCCCTTACGCTAACGTCCAGGAATGGGGTTGGTGGTATGACCGCAAGAACTTCATTTACAAGAAAATTGCTAAACAGCAATACATGACTAAAGCAGCTGGAAAAGTTCGTTCAAGAATCGGTCCACTATACATGCAAGACCTTATTGCTATATACAATAAATACAGCAAGAAACCTTTTGCAGGTAACGTGAATCTTAACCGTGACCTATTCGATACAACTAACAGACAGGTATAACATGACCACCAATGAAGTAACCAAGTTCGATTTCGAGAGCCTAACGCTTGACGAGGTTGAGCAGATTGAGCTAATCGCTGGAACATCTATTGACCAACTTATGGACACTGGTGCACCTAAGGGCAAGGCTCTAAAAGCGATTATCTTTGTCATCAAGAAAAGACAAGATCCAAACTTTACTTTGGAGATGGCTGGCAAGATTCCTCTAAAGGATGCTCAGGATGCATTCTTAGGTGAGTCTGACCCAAAAGAATAATTGCCGATAAGTCGGCGGAAAGAATTGCATTCATGGTTGTGCATGCCAACGTATCACTCAGTGATGCTAGAGGTATGACTCTTAGAGAGTATTCAGCAATCAACGAGGCATTGAGAGACAAGGTTCGAGAATGAGTGTTCTAAAACTAGAAATTATTGCAGACCCGTCTCGTTTCCGAAAAGGCATGAATGCTGTTGTCAAAGACCTTGGCAAGTTGCAGAGAACTTCTAAGTCAGTTGGTGATGGACTAAACAAAGCTCTTGGTGTTGCAGGTCTAACTGTTGGTATTGGTGCTCTGACTAGGGTTCTAAAGGATTCAACTAAAGCTGCATCTGAGGATGTAAAGAGCCAGGCACTTCTCTCTAATGCACTTAAGAACACTGTTGGAGCAACTGACGACACCATCAAGTCCGCTGAAAACTACATCCGTAAAACACAGCTCTCAGCTGCGGTGCTCGACACAGAACTTCGTCCTGCTTTATCTCAGGCAGTTCGAGCAACTGGATCACTTGGTCAGGGTCAGGAACTTCTAAACACCGCTCTCGACATTAGTGCTGGCACAGGTAAGAATCTATCCACCGTTACAGGTGCATTGAGCAAGGCATTCAACGGCAACACCACAAGCCTAAAGAAACTCATTCCTGGTCTTGATGTCACTGGTGACTACATGGCTGACCTACAAGAAACCTTTGGTGGTGCAGCTGAGGTTGCAGCTAACAATGACCCTTACAAGAAAATCAGCATCATCTTTGGTGAGTTACAGGAAACCATCGGAATGACTTTGTTGCCAGCGTTGCAACAGTTCTCTGAATACTTGTCCAGTCCTGAGGGTCAATCTAACTTGCAGACTATCGCTAACCTGTTTGGCTTTATCGGAAACCTAGTCGCTAACGTCAGCTCATTCCTAATCAAAAACATCAACCTAATTCTGTCTCTACTGTCAGCGTTGATTGCAGTGAAGTTTGGTTGGATGGCTGTAACTGGAGCGGTCAAGGCCTATGAGATTGCAACCAGAATCGCAGCTATTCAAACTAAAGCTCTAAAGACTGCCATCATCTCGACTGGTATCGGTGCTCTTGTTGTTGCTGTTGGAACTTTGGCTGGACTCTGGCTGACAGCATCTGAGAACGTGGACACTTATGGTGAAGCGGTAGATGATCTAGGAACTAATGACATCACCACGTTCTATAACGGCAACCGTTTGTTGGAGGGCCAAGTCCCTGCTGTTGGATGGGAAAACTTTACGACTTTTGCTGACGCTTTGAGAGACCCTCGACTAACTGAGTCAATGAAAACTGCTCTGAAAGAGAACCTAAACAAGGTCATCAAGATTGACTACATCAAGGGTCGTATTTATGCGGACGGTAAGTTAGTTTGGTCTCAGTTTGTCCAGGGGGCTAAGGATGCTATTGCTGAAACTGCTAAGGGTGTCCAAGAAGCTTTAGATAAGGAAATCAACAAGGTCAAGACCACCGCTGAGAAGTTCCGTGACGCTGTTGGTATTGCATTCGGTATCAGAGGTAACGATGAAAACTCTATTTTCAACGTGGACTTTGTTATCGGTAAACTGAAACGAGTTGCCACAGCTGCTAAGGGTTTCGCTGAGAACATCAAGAAGTTGAGGGCTAGAGGTGCAGACCAATCATTCATCAACGAAATCATTGCCATGGGTCCTGCTCAGGGCAACATTGCAGCTAAAGCGTTATTGCAGTCTCCTGGTAAGTTGTCTGAGATTCTTGGGTTGCGAGGTCAGATCTATGGTGTTGGTGCTCAGGCTCAGGCTCAGTCGGCGATTGCGGGTAATGCGACTTATGAAATCAACATCAACAAAGCGGTGATTAGTGCCTCGGACATCATCCGTGAGATTCAAGCGTTGGAAAAGAAAACTGGTCGAAAGTATCTGGTTAACTAATGACGTTTGACATCAAAGAGGACATCAGGGTTTCTTATCAGTTAGATGATGAGACTGTTGTTTACATTGACTGTGATGTTTATGAAGTGGACATTGACCGTGGTATAGACATTGAGGAGGGCGTGTTCGCTCGTCCTAGTGTTGGAACTGCAACCGTGTCTCTGATGAGAGACAGTCTGAGTGATCTAGTTTCGGGTCCTGCCTATAGGTCAGACATGCCATTCCAGATTGAATACAATGACGGCTCTTGGAAGTCTTTATTCTTTGGTTACATTCAGAACATCTCGATGGGCTATGTAGCGACTACTGGCAAACTGCAAGTGACTATTACTGCCTATGACCAGACTAGGGTCGCTCTAAATACTCGACTGCCATCATTCACAATTACTCAGTCTGGAACACTGTCCTCATTTAAAACTGTGATGCAAGATTTAGAGGACGCTGTCAGAGCTGTGGATTCTAGGACGGCTTGGTCTCAACTGGGTTCTGGTAGTTCTGCAACTGCAGCTAGAGCATTCTTTGAAGCCGAGGTAATTTCGGGCGATGTTCTAAACACCATTTTGGATGCTGAACTGGGCTGGTTCTGGGCTGACCCTAATCAGGTTTGTTACTGGAAAACTCGCAATGACATCAACTCGGCTCAGGCAACTACCTGGAGCAGTAGCAACCCGACCATCTCTAACGTTCACACCTCTAGTGCTAATCATTACTGCATGGATTCCATTGACTATTCTTACGATTCTGACAACATCGCTAACGTGGTCAAAGTATTAGAGACTGGTTCATTATCAACAGCGACATCAACTAACTCAACCTCAGTGGCAGACTATGGTCGTCAGTCACAGGACTTTGAAGTGAACTTTTGGAACACCTCAGGTCTAACTAATTTAGGTCAATGGGCATCAGCGGTATCAGGTGCAGCTAACCCTCGCTCAGTAAAGTCAGTAACACTACCAGCGGTTAGACGAGACGGCACACTCTCAACCATCCTCAGCAAAGACATCTGCTATCCGATGCAGGTCGAGTTCTCAGCTGGAGGCACAACACTTCAAGAGATCTACCTAATCAGTCGTATCGGGCATACTATTAGTGCTGACCATTGGGAGGTCAATTTAGGACTTTGGAGGGGTATCT